TCTACTACGAGAACAGCTTTGAGAAAACGAATTAGCGACATTGGCATTTCATCTCCCAAGGCCATTGCCAGAGTTGCTGATGATTATTGGTATGCTTCTTCTGAAGGAGAAATTAGAAGCGTGACCAGAGATGCTTCCGGGACTACGGTATCTTTTGATACTAATGATATGAAACGGGCGTAATCATTAGGTTTTAACCGTGCATCTTTTGCTTTTACGCCTTTGCCATAGGCTAATTTAATGATATTATTGATAACAGCATTGTTTGTAGTACTGCCGTTATATCTATCAATTAATTCCTGATAGTAAGAGTTATGCTCACCGTATAAAACCCAGTCTTTTGATACTGTTTCTGTAATTTTAGGAGCTGAATAAGCCTCAAGTTGTACAAAATGAATATTAGTTCCTGTTTTAGTCTCCATCGTATACTATATATTCGTTTGTAGTGTTGCGCTGTACATATTCATCTTTATTTATGGTATAATCTGAAATGGTTTGGTTTGTGCAATAAACAAACCCGTAAAAAACAACTTCCCCCGCTGCTGTTTTCGCTTTTAAGGTGTATGACCTACCTTCTACTAACGCAACAACCAAATCAAATCGAATATAATAAGATTTAGTGAAAACTTCGGTTACAGAATAGTTAACAGTTACATTAGTTTCCTGACACAATAAATCAATAGAGGTTACTGCATTGCTTTTTGGCGTAATGTAAATGCTTTGCAAGTCTGTTGTCTCTTTTAATACCATACACTATTATCGTAATAATTTGCTTTTTGTTTTAAATTCAAAAGGGTAGCCAATAAAGCCACCCTTTTACCCAATTAAAAACTATTTTAATTATGTACCTTCTACAACTGTAAATCCTGCCGTCGCCAAAGAAACTCCTAAGAAATTAGCAGGTACAGGCTCTTGACCCGTAAGGGTTAGCGTATATCCTGACAAGTCCCCTAATGCCGCACCCGTTACAATAGTTCCACCCGTTACATCCATCCCTCTAGTTAAACCAGCATAGAATAAATTACCGTTGTTGTCCTCTAAAATCATTTGAGGATTTCCGTAAGTGATTAGTTTAATCTCTTTGTTAGCTTTTACCGTCAGTTTCTTAAAAGTAAGTTCTGCAACCTGCTCCCAAAACGTAGTACCGTTTTCTCTTGAGCTGTTAACCGTTTGAGTAAACGATGAAGTACCTTTCAACTCATATTTATAAGCTGTTGGCGTTCCTGCTACTGCATCGATAACGTCCGTGTCTGTTCCGTCGTAAGTATATCCGGTAGCGTCGCCAGAATTAATGAAGTAAGCGGCTTTAAGCCCTCCTACCGTATCTTTACAAGGTTCTTTTCTCCCTAATGTTAAATCACAAGCCATATCTTTTTATGTTTTATAAAAAAAAAGGCGGTGTTTGTCGCACCACCTTTAATTTTGATTAATGATTAATTTTTAGTTAGCTGAGTTCGGAATACCGTAAGTAACAATTTCCTCAACAAGCCCGTACTGAACTGCTCCTGTCATTCTCATAACAAGACGAACATTTTGAGAACCGTCGATGTCTCCCATATCGATAACTTTTACCTCATTGGTATCAGAAAGCAATCCGGTACCAAACCAAAGATTTGAACCTTGAGCGGCAACTGCTGTGTTAGCGGCAAGCCCTTGAGTCATTTCTAATTTAACGCCGTCGAACATCAAACCTGATCCCATAGAGTACCATTGCGTTCCTTTTCCGTCAGTTCCTGATGAACCTAGCCCTGATGCACCATAACCTCCCAAAGCTCTTACATAAGCTTTGTAGATGTTTTGCGCAACAAAGATTGTTAAGTCCTCCTGACCGTAAAGAGCGGCAGGGATAGCATCTACAATTTTACCTAGTTCAGCCATTACGTTTGTTGCATCAACAGTAGTTCCCGCAACTTCGTTAGCCGTTGGCAATGATGCGTCTGTGGCTAACAATGTAGCAAACCCATTGAACTGTCCGGCAGTAGAAGATGAACCTCTCCAAATAGAAATTTCGATTTCCTGAGCTACTTTAGCTACGTGGTTTGCAACGATGAAATCAGCAAAAGACGGAGGCAAAGAATCGTAAACGCTGTAACCCATTTCGATGGCTTCCCAATCAGAGCGAAAATCTTTTTTACAGAACTGTTCGTTTACTTGTAATTCTTTAGGCTCTAAAACTCTTTCGGTCAATGTAACCGTGCCTTGAGCGTCAAAGTCGCAAGTTGCATTTTTAAGCAAAGAACCTGTAGCCATTTTTTTGACTACTTCCTTATACTTAATGTTTGGTTTGATTGTTACTAACCCTTTCTCCAATGTAGGAGCGGATAGTAAAGCGGCAGAAATATATTTATTTAAAAACTCTCCTGCGTAGGTTGTTGTAATACTTGTGGTTGTTGCCATTTATTTTTTAGTTTAGATTTTTGTTATTTTTATTAACCTTGAGAAGCCCAAATTCCTACACCTCCAACAATACGCCATTTTGTTAGTGCATAAGCCTCCAACTCTACGAAATCCTGATTGTTTGCTGTTGCTTTGGTGTTGATTAAATCCTTGTCTACCACTCCACTTGCAACTGAATCAGCCGCTGCATTTGCAATAGTTCCGCTGATGCCATCAACTGCGTTTGGCGACAACGTTATAATGTTCGCTCCGTCAGCTCCGGTATTGGTAAACTTGAAACGCATACCAATATTTTCAGTCGTGATAAGTGGCAATGTTTGCACTATCGCATCTGTAGCCACGTTATAACTTCCTGCGTCCGCTGTTGTAAAGGTTGTGGATGCTGTTACTGTTGTGGATGCTGTTCTTTCTTTTAGGGTTCCATTACTAACCCCAGTAATTACTCTTTCTGCCATTTTTAGTTTTTGTTATAAAGTTTGTCAAAAATTTTGTGCGTTGTTGTTTGTGGGCTTCTTGAAGCCATTTTTGTTAATTTAACTTCCGTTCCGCTTTCAGGGTTGTAAGTTAATTGCTCAGGTTCCGCCTCTAATTCTACAGGTGCTTTTGTAGCTTCTGCTAATTGAGTTGTTAACTCTACAATTTTAGCGTTGGCTTCGGCAAGTTCCTGCTCTTTAGCAAAGAATGTTTCTTTTGAAACGGTTTCAACAACCTTAGTCGGTTGTGCTGGTTCTTGCGTCATTTCAGGGTCTGTAACTTCCTCCGGTGCTGGTTCGGTTGTTCCGTCTGATACAGTAGCGATAATTCCCTCCTGCGCAACTGTAATTACTTTACCGTCTTGGGTTGTGTACTCTCCTACAGGCATAGGAACAATTCCCGTTTCTGTCACTACTCCAATAGAATAGTCAGCTTCAAAAGCTTCTGCCTCCACTGTTGTAACACCGTCCTCAAGTTTCATTTGCTCAAGTTTTACCTCAAGTGATAATAAAGCCTTGATTTGATTTAATGGTTTTTTGTATTTCATTTCCATTTATAATTAATTATTGATTACTACACTTTCGCCTTGTCCTGTAAGAGCTCCAATGCCTTGGTTGATTAACTCCCCATTGCAACATTCCTTTGAATAGGTTTCCCCATCTTTACATAGACAGGCCTCTTTTCCATTTGTCGGTACATTGTGTTTATTACACATTTTTTAGAATGTTTATGATTTGTTGTAAAATATCGTCTTGGCTTTTCATTTCCAATTTGTCAGCGAAATAGCCCTCAATGCTAAATCCTTTTACCTTACCGCTTTTTACATCTGACCACACCTGCTCATTATTGCATTTCATTGAAATCATCCACGTACCTACAGGCAAATTAAATCCGTACTTTGTAGACTTATCCATTGCGGGGTCATCTACTATCCAACTTTCGACAACGGTCATTCCGTCGATTGCTTTACTGTGTTGTTGTGTTGCGTTGGATTGATTGTTGTTAATAAGGAATAACTCTGATGCTTTTCTTACTGTGCTTTCAGAAAAGAATACATAAAATTCATCTTCATTTGTTTTTCTGAAAATTTGCTTATTAGGAATTAAAGCCGCCCCCATTAGTATTTTCTTTTCAGAGTCCACTTCTTTGAGTTCTACCTCAATCGGTTTAGAAAGTGCTATGAAGTTTTCCTCAATAGCAGGTCTATCAACTACTGAAATAGCATCTATGCCGTCGTTTTCGTTTTCGATAATTAATTCTACTATACGCATATTTAATCGCTTATACACAATTATCGAAATACAATAAGTTTTGTTGTATTTTTATCCTAAACTAGCACTTTGTATAATGTTCCTATCAAGGCTCTGAGCGGTTGTAACATTGTTGGCTACTACATAAGCCTGTACTGGTGCTTGCTGTTTATTGCCGACAACATTTGCTAATTGGTTAACACCTGATGCACCAACAACATTAAATTGGGGAGCGGCTGAACCGCCTTGACCTCCTACGCTTGGCGCACCGCCTCCACCGCCTCCGTTTGGAACTTTTACCGAGGCAATGGATTTAATGTTTTTA